GCGAGCATACAACGGCAAGGCCCCGGCCGCGAAAATGGATAAAGGAATTGGAACTCATGATCCCAGTTTTAAGGAACAACCTCGTAGTACATACTCTAAGTTATTTTATTTTCAGTCAAGGTATGACCCTGTGTCCTATCTAAAATAAGATAATGTATGTATTGCAACCCCAAGGTTGTAGCATTTTCGTCGATTAGACTATAGTACTTGACAACCCCCAAAAGGGGCGAACGTAACCAATCCTATAAAAGGGAAGGAGGACTAACATGAAAAGAATGACACAATTATTAAGACAGACTTTATTGAAAATCAATAAGGTTTGTTTATTAACAATTGGGAAAGACTATCAAAGCCTAATCAAAGTTCTACTATCTTTCTATGAAGACATCGAAAAGTCTTCAGGTACTCGATTCGCAATCGATGAGTTCAAGGCAGTTTATAATGAATCAACACGTTATGTGTTTGATAAGACTATAAAGACACCTTTTACTCAAAGATACCATAAGAGAAATAAATCTGGATTTATTCAGAAATTATCTCTATTAAGGTTAAACTTAGACAGTGCTACAGTGGACGAAGCTCGAATGATTCTTAGTTTACTAAGATCATACGAACAGTTAACAGTAACACCAATCCCTAAGATAGAAACGATCACGGCCGTTGGAGTTGGAACAGAAGGCTATAAAACCTTTGATAAAGCATTCAAAGAGTTTCTAGTAGTAGGAGAATTCCCACGCCAGTGTGCCCAAAATTACGATAAACAATTGAAACGTGTGAGAGATGATGGAGAACCATTATCTATGCACTATACTGTTAAGAAAGGAATTAATGGGTCAGCATTAGGTAATGCTGGCACACAAAGTTTAGCCATTACTGGTAAACTTAAAGATAGTTTAGTACAATTTTCAGACCACTTTAAAAGAGGTCTGGCAAGAATACTAGACTATAATCAAAACCTTTATAACAATAAAGTTATAGACATTGGCCCTATAACTAAAAGAGATATTCTTAAAACATACCATGTTAAAGTGGTATGCATACCTGATAAAGGTACTAAGAATAGACTTATAGCTATAGGCAACTACTGGTTACAAAATAGTCTTAAATATCTTCATGAAATAACTTATGAAATATTAAGAAATATTCCTACAGATGGTACACACAATCAAGAATCTCAGTTTAATAGAGTTATGGAGAGAACAAAAGTTGGTCCTGTTTGGTCTTTTGACCTTACAGCAGCAACCGATCGTTTTCCAAGAACTATACAAGCTGATGTTCTTGCTCGTTTGGACCCCAAAGTTTCACAACTATGGGTAGAAATATTAAGTAATATCAAAGTTATTTATGAAAATAAAGAGATTACTTACGGAACCGGTCAACCAATGGGGCTTTACAGCTCTTGGTCAACATTTACTCTTACACATCATATGCTTATCCAATTTTGTGCATACCGATGTGGTAAAATTGATTCTACTACTATATTCTCTGATTATGCAATTATCGGAGATGATATAGCAATCTGGAACGAGGAAGTTAGCCTGTGCTACCAGCATTTTATTGATATACTAGACGTAGATATTAATTTAAGAAAATCCTTCATCCCTAAATCTACAAAAGTAGGTCCATGGGAAGCAGAATTTGCTAAAAGAATATGTAAGAATGGTATAGAATATAGTGCTATCGCACCTGGTATTATAAGTGAGACAACTAAGCGATTATGGGGTTTACCCGAATTACTTAATTATCTCTTCCTTCATAATTTTCTTAACCTTCCTAGCCGTGTGACT